CGCCGCAGCGCAGCAACAAATTAATTTACTTAAGACTGCTGAAACATCAGCATTCAGCGGTTCAGCAGGTGCCGTTACTGGCAGCCTAGGTCCACGAGATACAAGCGGACTGCAATAAATAAAATCCGTCACTAAAGACCAGCATAGATGACGCGTATTAAGACTGGTAGTAAGAGCCAACCAACCTTCCCCTGGGTGAAGTTGAGGCTTACGCATCCGACAACGAAAGGGAGTGCCATATGGCAAACCAATATGAAGACGAAGAAGACGATCTAGATATTGAACAAGAAGTTCAATCAGATGGTCCTGCCAATCTACGCAAGGCTTTGAAAAGAGCAGAGCGTGAAAAGAAAGAACTGTCTGAACAACTTGCTCAGATCCAATCGGATCTTCGCAGTCGTTCCGTAAAGGAAGTATTGGCAACGAAAGGCGTACCTGACAAGGTAGCCAAGTTCATACCAGGCGACGTCAGTACGCCAGAACAGATTGACTCATGGCTTGCAGAAAATGCCGATGTATTCGGCCTTGCACCCGCAGGTGAATCTGCTCCTACCGATCCAGAGAAGGCAGCAAATCAGGCATCGTATCAACGAATCAATGCCGCTACTCAAAACGCAGCAGCACCTACACGCGACGCAGACCTTATGGCCAAAGTCGCTGGTGCAAAGTCTGTAGACGATTTAAATGCGTTAACAGGAAATTTGAGCCAACGCCGTCGGTAGTTAATTCTATCCATCGCACGAAAACCCTAAAGAAAGAAGGTGACACATGAGCAACGCATATACAGATACATCATCTGGTTCCCTTGGTACTTCTCTAGTACAAACAGCCTATGATCGTTATGTTGAATTCGCTCTCCGTGCTGTGCCTCTTATCCGCGACGTTGCGGACAAGCGCCCAGTACAACAGGCTATGCCTGGTTCGTCTGTAGTATTCCAGATTTACACAGACCTATCACAGGTAACAGCACCACTTTCAGAAGACGTTGATCCAGATGCTGTAGCCCTAGGCAACACAACACCTATCACCGTTTCCCTGAATGAATATGGAAACGCTTCACTTGCTACACGTAAGTTGGAGTTGTTCTCACTCTCAGACGTTGATCCAGCAATTGCTGACATCATCGCCTTCAACATGGCTGACTCACTTGACACAAACGTTTTGAACGTCCTTGTTGGTGGACCAAATGCAATTGCAAAGGTAAACGGCGCAATTGTATCTACCTATGCAGGTTCATACACAAACGGAACCACACAGGCTCTTGTCAAGAATACAGACGTTATTTCAGCAGCAATGATTCGTACAGCAGTTGCAAAACTACGTGCGAACAAGGCTGTTCCACGCCAAGGAGAATACTACTGGACTGGTATCCACCCAGAAGTTTCATATGACCTTCGCTCCGAAACTGGAGCAGGCGGATGGCGCGATGACCATAAGTATGCAGAGAATGGTGCGTCAGAATTCTGGCCAGGCACCATCGGAACTTACGAAGGTTCTATGTTCGTAGAATCACCACGTTTGTTCAACACAACTGATGGTACAGGCGCAACAGGTAACACAGGTACCTTCGGTACATCTGGTTACACATACGGCACAGGCGGAGTACGCGTATTCCGTACACTTGTTGCTGGTAAGCAAGCACTTGCAGAAGCAGTTGCCGAAGAACCACACGTTATCTTCGGACCAATTGTTGACAAGTTGATGCGTTTCCGTCCAATCGGTTGGTACGGTGTACTCGGCTGGAGCCGTTACCGTGACGCTGCATTGGTTCGTTTGGAATCAACTTCAAGCATCCACAGTTCATAATTGAACTAGTTGTTGTCCTGCCCTCGCACGTGGGGGCAGGCGGCAACGCTTACGAAAGGAAGCCATGACATACATTTTTAAAGCCCCAACGGTTGATGAATCACCAGCGGGTTTTAGTCGTTTGTTTTGGCGTTACAAAATTGCACGCGGAGACAGCATTCTTGTCTATGGCACAGCCATTGTACGTGAGCGTACACCTGGCGTTGATGAAACACAAGCAGCAGACTACTGCTATTTGGGTGGACATGAATATGTCATCACTCAAACTGAAGTTGATATTTTAACAAACGGCGGTTATGGCTACTGCATAACCACAACGGCATAGGAGATAAAGTGACACCAGGCAGATATAATATTACTGTTATTAAAGGTACAACTTTTACACTTGCTCCTATTTGGAATATTGATAACCTTGCTGTAAACCTGACAGGTTACAGTGCTGATATGCAAGTACGCGATGTAAGCAACAACCTTATTACAGAAATGTCTGTAGCCAATGGACGGGCAACAATTGCCCCTGGTCTTGGCCAAGTAACTTTTACACTAACCCCTGCTCAGACAACAGCGCTAGCCGCTGGTAATTATTTTTATGCAATTAACTACACAGATTCAGCAAATAATGTGTATCAAATTCTTCAAGGAGCATTTATCGTACAGGCAAGCGTGGTACAATAATGGCTAGCACGGTAAATAGTATTTCAACAGTTTTAATTCCTACAACCACAAATGTTTACAATGTGGCTATTCAAGAAAATCAAGTTATTGAATTAGGACCAGTTGGTCCTCAAGGTATTCAAGGAGCAAGCGGTGCAACAGGACCTACAGGCCCAAGTATTACAGGATCCACAGGCGCTACAGGCAGCCAAGGACAGACTGGCTCAACTGGCTCCACAGGCAGTACAGGAAGCACAGGCTCTACAGGCTCAACAGGATCCACAGGTTCTACTGGATCTACAGGTAGTACTGGCAGCACAGGGTCTACTGGATCCACTGGGTCAACAGGAGTAACTGGTGCGCAAGGTAACACGGGTAGCACTGGTAACACTGGCCCTACTGGCTCTACTGGCAGTACTGGTTCGCAAGGGCAAACAGGTCCAACAGGACCTACTGGAGCGGTAGGAAACACTGGAGCCACAGGTAATACTGGGGCAATGGGTAATACAGGCTCACAGGGCAACACAGGCCCTACAGGGGCTATTGGAGCGACAGGCTCTACAGGTTCTCAAGGAAACACAGGTGCGACAGGTGCTATTGGCAATACTGGTTCTACTGGTTCCACTGGTGCCACTGGCGCTATTGGTAACACAGGGTCTACAGGACCAACGGGTGCTACGGGAAACACAGGCTCAACTGGAACGACTGGTCCAACAGGCCCAACAGGATTAACTGGTAATACAGGCGCTACTGGAGCAACAGGTAATACTGGCGCAGGCGTAACTGGTGCTACTGGTGCCACTGGTGCAGGCGGTACGCTAGGCCATTACGGTAACTTTTACGATACTACCACTCAGACCAATGCAGGCGCTACTAGCGCCAACCTTATTACTATTAACACCGATTCTGGCTCAAGTGGCGTAAGCATCGTCTCATCTAGCCAAATTACTTTTGCCTATGCTGGTACTTACTCAGTAAACTTTTTGGGTCAATTCATCACCACTGGCGGTGGAAGCAACTACCAAGTAAACGTTTGGTATGCCCTTAACGGAACTGCTGTGACTCAATCAACCGCAGTCTTTACAACCTCTGGCGTTAACAACCAAGTCCTTGCAAACATTGAAGACTTAGTAACAGTTAATGCTGGTGACTACATCCAGTTCTACTGGTCATCACAAAACACTTATATGGAATTACTAGCAGTTGCTGCTGGTTCATCTCCGACTCGTCCTGCATCTCCAAGCGTGAATCTTCACGTTGAACAAATTATGTACACCATACTTGGACCGACGGGAGCAACAGGTGCCACAGGAGCCACAGGTAACACAGGTTCAAATGGATCTACGGGAGCGACTGGCGCAACAGGACCAACAGGGCCGACAGGTAATACTGGAAGCAATGGTCAGACTGGAGCGACGGGGGCTACTGGACAAACAGGGGCAACTGGTTCTACGGGAAGCACGGGAGCAACAGGCCCAAGTGCATCGGCGTTAGTTGATATGCTTTGGCTTGGGGCTATGTGATAGAATAGCGTATGCCCAAGATAGCCGTTTATTCCATTTGTAAAAATGAGATTAAACATATTGAGCGTTACGCAGAGGCTACAAAAGATGCGGATTATCGCATTGTAGTTGATACTGGATCTACCGATGGTAGCCAAGATAAAATGCGTGAATTGGGTATAACCGTTTATCAAATACATTTAGATCCGTTTCGCTTTGATGTGGCTCGCAACACAGCCTTATCACTTGTTCCAGAGGATGCCGATGTTTGCCTTATTCTTGATATGGATGAAGTACCTGAAGAAAATTTTTTCCAGAAAGTACGACGTGGCTGGAAGCCAGGTGTACATCTGGGATGGATCAGTATGGATACTGGGCAAAAGTGGGAAAGGGACAGGCTTCATTCGCGCTTTGGGTGGCATTGGAAATATCCATGTCATGAAGTTCAAATCTACTACGGCAAAGATGAAGTTAAAGATTGTGACATCAGGGGAGCAGTTATTAAGCATCTTCCCGATGAAAGCAAATCCAGAGGATTATATTTAAATTTACTTGAAATGGCAGTCAAAGAATTGCCGCATGATCCGCGCATGTGGACTTACATGTGCAGAGAATATTATTTCCACCAACGATGGCAAGATGTTATTGACGCCGCTCAAAAACAATTACCACTCAATGGCTGGGATGTAGAACAAGCCGCTGTCTGCCGATGGGCAGGTGAGGCTAGTCACCAACTTGGCAAAGAAGATGATGCCAGAGATTGGTATGACAAAGGTGTACAAATTCTTCCCACACAAGGCGAACCATGGTATGGAGTAGCAATTCATGCTTACCGTAATCAAAATTGGAGCAGATGTTTAGATGCTTCTATTAACGTTATGGAACGTACTCGTTCAACCCACTATTGCTACGAATCAGCAATCTGGGACTGGAAAGCCTATGACCTTGCATCAATCGCTGCTTACAACCTCAAGCATATTGATGAAGCAATAGCCTTCGCTACACAAGCGGTAATAGGCAACGGTCCAGAAACAGATCGTATTCAACGCAACTTAGATTTTTTTAGACAGGTGAAGAATGAATCATCAACACACAAGCAAAGTTCTTGAATGGGGCTTTGATGAAAAATACAATAGCATTCCTTCTAAATACGGCTGTGCCGAATGTCATGAAACGTATACCGAATTACCAGTTTATCCAGAAACACCATCGGATCATAGTCAGCATAATGATTATATTGACGGGTGTTTTGCTTGCAAGATTAGGACATTAGAACTTAACACTGGTGACGCTGGACGTTCTGATTCTATGTCTCAAAAGAAGTGGGATGCTGAACTAAACGCTTATGCAGATGCTCGCTCACAGGGCATACAACCCGCTGGTACAACAATGAAAGCAGTTGCTGAAGCCAAGGAAGCAAGCGACAAACTAGGCGCAGCATTTGATGCTGGAGTTATGCCTGCGGCACAAAAGATTACTAAGCAAACCGCTTCTGTAATGAAAGAAACTGGAGTTATCTAATGGCTATGAATGATAAAAAGCAAGACGCAAAAGTTACTAAAGGATTAAAGCCAGCACAAAAGGCAGCCTTTAAAAAAGCCGATGCTGCGATGGATAAGAAGAAGCCATCTGCTAAGGCTGATATGAAAATGGATAAAGCACTTGTAGCCAAGATCAAGAAAGGCAAGTAAATGGCAGCAGCAAAAAAGGGTATGGGCTTCGCAGCCGCTCAAAAATCAATCGCTAAAAAGTCTGGCGTATCAATGAAGTCAGCAGGAGCAATCCTTGCATCTTCAACTCGTAAGGCTTCACCAGCAGCAAAGAAAGCAAATCCAAATCTAAAGAAGGTAGCAATGCCTCAGAAAAAAGGTGGTAAATAATATGTGCGCTTCATGTGGATGCAATAACAATGCAGTTAAGGCAACTGGCAAACTAGACGGCAAGCCAACTGAAACACCTTATGGTGAGTATGAAGGCGTCGGCGGCACAGTTACATGGCCAACAAAGTAGTCAAAACACGCGGTGCTGCAAAGCAAGCGGTTACTGACACAATTACAATTGGCAATCAAAAGCATGTAATTACCAAAGCCAGCAATGGTGACATTGTTGTCAACCA